TAAATTGTTGGTTAAGCCATTCAAAATTATTAATTAATTTTAATGCTTCTATATTTTCCACATGTTGCCTGCCGTATTCTCTACCTGCAATAGCACCTTTAATAGAATATTCTCCGTGCAATCTATCAATGCCCATGGAACACCATGCATCTAATCTAATATCAGTTTCTATTTGTTTCTGCCTATCTATTACTGCACTGGCTAACTTAGTACATTCTCTAAATGCACTTTTCCATGTGTTAAACGGATCGCTGTTAAATGCAGTAATGTTACTAACTTCCTCAACCTTTTGAAACTTTGTACTGATGCTGGTAGTCATATCAGGTTTAGACACATCCATGTTTAATGTCATAAGCCTTGGTAACAGTTTAACTCCGCCATTGCCGTATTCGAGATCATTAACTGGATTACGACTACGCCACACATGAACATACTCAGTATCTCGAGGAGTATAATTAAACCTGAAAGTATCTAATATGATAGCATCGCCATCGACTACCCACATCATGTCAGTGAAACAATAGCTGGCGGCAGTAATATGTGCTTGGTGTATTCCTTTTACTCCGTGAACTCGTTTTGCAAACGGAAATCTATTTTTTAAAAGATTCCAATGATCGTCCGCGTCGGGTTCTTGATAGCTAATGAATACAATATCGTACATTATTTTCCTACAATAAATGTATTTGGCATACGAGGAGGATTAGTATAGAGAGATTTAAATAACTTACTTTGTTCGGGAGTAAATGCATCTGCCATTGATAAACTTAATTCGTGTTTAAGAGTTTCACCTATGCCCATTATTTCGAACGGTAGCATCTTATCTGTAGTGTTACTGTCGTGCTCGGCCCAGTATTTGTTTAGCCATTTAAAATCACGAACATTAACATAGTCCCAGTCGGTGCAATTTGTCATATAACATCCTTGACGGGCTCCGTATATTGCCCATATACCATTTTTAACATCAAGGCCTATGTGCATCCATACTAATAAACGTTGGAAGTTTTTCCAATGTACTACTTTACTAAAATTTAAAGGATCAACTTTTGAACCTTCGTTTAATCCCATCTTTACACCTTCGCGGAAACCTGCTCTCCATGCTTGTTGCGGAGTGGCATTATTATACACATCACTCATGCATTGTTCCATTTGTATATAATTAATATCCCAACAAAAGTCAACCTGAGTTTTAGCATTGTCACTCTCAGCAGCTTCGTGAGTTTTCATATCAAGAACTAACTTTGTCGGCCAACATTTAATTCCACCGTTGCCGTAGATTAATCCGTTAATAACATTTTGGGCTCCCCAACTAATTACACTTTGATTAAGATCTACTTCATCCTTGAATTCAACTTCCTGCTTTAGGAACTCGGGACGAATTTTATTATCGCCGTCAACGACTATAAGCCTTTCTGTTTCGCAGATTCGAGCACAGGCCTTGTGTGCGGCATCGCTGCCTTCAACTCCGTGGACCCGTTTTGCCCATGGCACTTTTGTTAATAAATCGGCATAATTTTCTTCTGCATTTGGCTCGTCGTAACTGAGATATACAATATCGCAGTCTGTTACTTTAAATTTTTGACTCATTCTATTTCCTTAATACCGTAAGAGTTAAAACGTTTGTTTGTTACTAAACTAAACTTAGATAGATTTAGTTCAACTTTGGTTTTAAACGGTATATCTTCGTTTATTTTAGTAGTATCTACATGAATTGTAGTATACAATATATGCGGGTTGTCTTTTTTAGAAACAAAAAACAAAAAAGAAGACGCTATCTCTAATTTATCCTTAATATCTTCCCTTACAGATATTCTCCATTTTGCTTCGCTGGTATAGTGTTCTATAGTTATTTCGTTATTATAAGACTTAGTACGGGGAATTAAGTAGGGCATATTATTTTGAACAATAACTTGCTCTTCTTCTTTTTCAATTATGCCTTTACTGAGATTAAAAAAGTATTCGATAGCGTAGTTATCAGCTTTTTTTGTACCGAAAGCCATGAACTCTTTAACAAGCTCTCTATCAATTTCAAAATTTCTATTAATAGTCGACGGCACGTTGCTTAATGCATGGACTTTCCCTGTTGCATCGTACTGTACATACCAATAAATTATTGTAGGTGGTCGTATAATCATACTTTAGATAACTTCAGCATCATATCTTCTGTTAGGAACTCATCTTCAACATAGTGAAACACGCCCTGTTGTTTAACATTGCCCACTATTAGATTGCAGTTATCATCTAAATAGGAACTAAGAACATGAGTCCATTTTAACGGGATAGTATTCCAGCCTTGTATAGCTGGCTTCATGTGAGTAAAACTTGGTATTATTGTTCCAGGAACAACAACTGTATCTTCACATGCCATAAATTTAATTGCAAGAGCTGCGCTTACATCTATACTGCAAAATTTTTGTGTAGAGTTAGGCAAGAATTCTTTATAAAACTCTTGCCAATTTTTAGTAATGATGTCAAGCCATTTAAAAAATTCAAATGACATTGCATTCTTTTTAAAATAAAATGCGCCTACATATATGTTGGGTAGTTGGTTAGCTGTAAATGTTTTTCTATAAAAATCACTGGTAACAGGATTCTTTCTATAATCTACTACTGTAGATGTAAACATTAAATTATGATTAGAAAAATGTTGCCACCAATGATCGTTAGAATTTAATAGCAACATGTCTACATCATATACAATGTTTTCTTTGAAAGGGGTTGCATGTATAATTTTCCAACGGTTTTCAATTTTCCAACTGGTCTCAGCAGCAAGATCACCCCATGGTATAGGAATGATATAATCAAATGCGTGTTTATACAATTCAGGAACTATATCATTGGTAATTAAACAAGTTTTATTTTCTATTTTGTTAAAACGTTTAATAGATAGAGCCAATGCGCAAGCCTGACGTACATAGTCAACGTCACTATTCTGAGCTATGAATACGTGACCTTTAGACATTTTCTATACACCTTAGTAAACTAAACTTGTTCATAACATGCATATCGAGATTGTTTGTCTTGAGATGTATGTAATCGCCGGGTGCGCCTTCTTTTTCAACTAAGAAGTGCATTGTATTACCTACTGACTTAGTCAAATAATCTCTATCAGTTATATAAAACATCTTGCTGGGTAAGTGTTGAGCAAACCCGTTGATGTCGAATCCATTCATCATGTGAAGGGCTATGCTGAATCCGAAATCATTTCTAAAATTAGTACTGTGTATTTGATAGATGTACTTATAATAGTGCCAATTAGTTTTAATATGCGAAACTAATTCAAAGAAACTTTCTGTTATTTTATTTTTCCTAAACCAGAAAGCAGTTGCCCAGTAGAAGGGAATTGAATACTGACTAATATGGTTAAACTCTTGTTGATCTCGCCACTGTGCAATATCAAATGACTGTTTATAAATTAAAAAATCTTGAGGTTGGAACCAGCAATACTGTAATGTAGGAGAGTTAATGATATAATCAACATCAATTACTAATGTTTCGTCGTATGGGGATAATAAAAATGCATTAGACCTGCTGGTATTGTTCCATTGTAAATTGACACTTGTTTCTGCACCATCGTAAAAGTATTTGGTGTAAGGTGATTGCTCGTCTATTTCAACAATACAATCAACTACGTGTTCAGTATCATTAATTAACAGTTGAGCTTTATTGTTAGTAACTACGCATACAGGTTTATTAAGGTGCTCTTTTACTCGCGTGGCTGCATAGACTGCCAACTTAGTGTAATCAACTATTGAATTATTTTGAGCAAATAATAAAACTCCTTGTGTCATAGACTCATGATGCCTTCAACAGTTCTATTCTTTCTCAAAGTTGAATAGGCAGTGTAGTATGCATTTATTGCACATTGATAAGTTGACAATGCTGTTTCAAGAAACTTATTAAGATTATCAATATCAATAGGCAACTCGTTAGTATCAACTAATACTGCGTTAGTAGCATCACTGATATCAGTCAATGTTTTTACAAAATTTATCAATTCTCGAGTAGCTGTAAACATGCCACCATTATGATAAAAAATTAAACTTTGATGATATTCTTCTTTAAGTATTTGCTTTTGGCCTGATAAGGTGGCCATGTAATTGGCAATGCCAAATGCTTTTTCAATCTTTTCGTCCACAAAAAACTCCCAGGAATATAGTATATATTACTATATCTGTCTGGGAGTTGTCAACTCTTTTGAAGTTTTTTTATGCGCCCCATGCCCCGGCTGCGCCAGTCGGTGCATTAACACTGACGTTACTGCCAGTTGGCTGAGTATAACGAGCAATAATACCAATGGTACCTGTTACTGGCTCGTCAACTAACGGGCCGTATGGTGGCGGTGGACTTGGTACTGGGCGGTCGCCTGCATCAATATCTTGATAAGAAAACGTAAATTCTAATGTATATGCATTGACTTTCTTAGCTGCAATATAGAATCGATTTTCTGCATACTTGGAGGCAGAGGAAGTTTGAACTAATAAGTTAGTTCCGCCATTTACGCCAGCACCACTGGCCGGTAAACCGCTGTAACCTGTACCTGTAGCAACACTTCCACCACTGTTATACGATCCGCCAACAAGGCTACTTGAACCATTTTTAAAGAAAAACTCGCCAATGCCACTTAACATTGATGTCCAATCGGTGTCTTTTGAATTTGCTGCTGTGCCGGATCGTGATGTTGTAAACTGTAATGCACCGCCTGCGTTAAAAAATGCACGGGCATGATTAGTTGCTGATATGGCTCCGTATCCTGCAAATGTCACTGTAAGAACAATCGATCGAGATTGTTGCAAACTTGTTCCACCCCAATTGCCTGCTACAGAAGGCTGTGAACCAAATAGGGCAATGTTAGGTGTCAATTCAACTGCAAGGTCTCGTTGACTGTTTACACCAGATGAGAATTGAGTATACTGATCTCGAATACTATCACTAATAGTAGTACTGCTGGTAATAACTTGGAGTATTTGATATGGTGATCCACGGTTAGCAGAGTTACTTGCAAGTCCATCAGTAACAGCGTTACCTGTTTGGTGCATACGAGCTCTTGCAAGATCAGATCTTAAATTATTCCATTGTGCGGCTGTAATAACTGCGCCCGGGCTAACTTGAGCACTTGCAAGTGTCTGCCCGTAACCGCTGGTGCCTGTGCCAACTCCGAGAATATTTGATATCGAAGTTTGGACATTATTATAGTCTGCTGTAGTGGCTCTCGAGCCTACTGCCATTTCTGCCATTTTAGTTATTCCTTATAATATAATTGCTTCGACGAGTTTAATTCCGTCATCGTCGCTGTTTTCAAGTGCGATAGCAAACGTATCCGGAAAACTACCTGCTCGTATAGCCATGTTCTTTAATATAACATGAGCTGATCCTGCACAACCGTTGCCTGCTGCTATTAATTTATCACCTTTGCGAACCGGTCCTAACACTTTTACTGGAACGCGACCTTTTAAAGCAATGTAAGTACCGCCTTCTAATCCAGCATTCATCATGTAGGCTGGACTACCCGAAACAGCACCAAATGCTCGTTCGCCAAGTTGGCAAGCTGTAACTTCGGCTTCTCCGCCTACAACAACTACTGTGCCAATTTCATATTCGTCATCTGCTAAGTATTTTTCGGCTAAGTCAGCGAACAATGCTGATGTTGCTGTACCTTGGAACAACACTGCATTTAAGTTACCGTCAAGGTCTCTACACGCAATAGTATTAGCAGTGCCAACTCCTAAACTATCTACTGCGGCAGTTCTGTAAGTGCCTGATCCAACTTCTAACGAGCCGGCTTGCGTTGCTGTGGTAGCAGTTCCTGCTGATGTTGATGAGCCAAGAATATTAATTGTGTACGAGCCCGATAAGCGAGCTGCTGGAACAGTTCCAGTTGTTAACTCTGTAGCATTTAATGCTGTTATGTTTGCTCCGTTGCCGTAAACTGACCCGGCATAGACATTTCTAAACTTAGTCAACGCGGCGCCTAAGTCGGTAGTAACATTGTTGCCTGGCAAAATGTGGGCGCCTTGCAACGTCATAGGCTTATGCGGCACTGACGGTGCGGCTGAATTATAAGTTTGAAATTTAATTGTATCGTTGTTTAAGGTTTTAACAATTGGAGTGATTGAATCTGTAGGATCAATAAAAACTGCAAGATCATTATCGTCACCAAGTAGCCATCCTTCGTCAACAAAACTAACAATACTACTAAACTCAATACCGCCCGGAGATTTTAAAACAAAATCGTCGATTCCACGACCTGCTAATTTTAAAGAATTGCTGGTAGTTCCCCAGATAATTCTGCCGGAACCAATATCTGTAATACCGTCTGAATTGTCAGTGTTAACTAACGTGATACCTTCTTTGATTGTACCAAATCCAGGAATTGCGCTTGCAAGACTAAGAGTAAACTGATCTGCTGAAATTATCATCATTACTTCACCGTTAGTAATGCCTTGAATAATTGCATGACTTGCGCCAGTAGCATTGTCTGTAACGCTAACTGATTTCATCTGTGTTGTACCTAATCCAGCGACACCTTGTGGACCTACTAACACATAAGAAGTGCCGTCGTACACATATAACTGTTTGTTATTTGTTTCCCACCAAAAGTCACCTTGGCCAAGGCCTACTGGGCCAGTAGGCCCAGATGCGCTTTCGGCTCCGCCTGCTGTTCTCCAACGTGCAGAAGAAGCATCATAAAATTTAATTTTCTTTGTAGAAATATCGTACCAAATTTGACCTGTTATAGGGCGCGGTGGCGAAGCACTTCCTGCAAAATTTTCTAATAAGTGTACAAAATTTTCATTTTGAACTTCACCGTAGCCTGCGTAGTTTTTACCTATCAATTTGATATCGAGTGTACTATCAATAGTACCATCCTCAACTACTGCTATCGTTGTTCCGTTGTATTTGTCTATGCTATACGACATTTTGATTGACCCCTAAACTCATGTATTTATATAATAAAGTAGTTGTGTATTACCACAAATCCCGCCATACTGTACCGTCAAACACTTTTGCTTTTGACGCATCAGTATCAAACACGACTTCGCCGGCTTGTACAGATGTTAAAATAGCTATTTCAGCTGCCGAGTATGTTGGCAATCTAAATCGCGGCACAGAATTATTATTATCTAATCCGCAATTTTGCCACAATCCTGTTACACCATCATAATATTGAACCATTTTTGAGGTTGAATTATAAATCAACCCCCTATATGATAGCGTATCTCTTGTAGAAGAATCGTATGCTTTTAACTGCATAGGAATGTTCAACTCAATATTTCTTGCAGCACTAATTTGTAACGATAGTGCGCTTAAAATATTATTTGTAGTTATATCTCCTGTTATGTTGCCGGTTACATTACCGGTAACATTCCCTGTTAAGTCTCCGGTTACATCTCCAATTACATCGCCAGTTACATCTCCGGTTACATCTCCAATTAGCATACCAGTAACTGTTCCGTTTACATTTCCAGTTACATCGCCGATTAAGTTCCCAGTTACGTCTCCAGTTACGTCTCCAGTTACGTTCCCAGTTAGATTACCTATTACGTCCGCAGTAATAACGCCGCCAACAATGTCTAAATTCTCAACATATTTCCATCCTTGTGGAACGTTGGCATAAATTAAACCAAATGCGTTGTCGGCTTTTGTAAGAACAAGATCAGAATTTAAAGCAAGAATGTTATCTAATTTAATATCAAAGATAAGATCGTTAGCCGGACTTGTGCCGCCGATGTCAGTACCAAGAATCTTAATTGTGTTTGTATCAAGATAATTGTCACCTTGCTCTACTACTGTTATTGTAGTATTTGCCGAAGTATATGTAGTTCCCGTGGCAGTTATACCAACTGTAACTACTAATCCAGTACCTATGCCAGTGACTGCTGTTGTAGGTACTAAGGTATAGGTACCTATAGAAGTGAATCCAGATGTACCGCCAAGTGTTGCAAGATCAGGCTCTCTATAACGTTTAATTGTTAAGTTGTCAGTGTCAAATGTACCGTCTAAATCTATAAAACGTATTTGATCACCTACGGCTGGTGTCTTAGGTAACAGTATAGAAATTGGTCCAGAGTTAGTACTTACTAATAATCTATCTCCAGCAGTTGCTTCATAGTCTGTATTTACTACAACCCAAGCAGATCCTAATACTCCAATGAGGTCATCGACATAGGCTTTGTTAACTGCATAAGTTCTTTGTGCAGTTACCGCAGGGTTAGGATCCGGTGTTAATACACTGGTAATATAACTTGATGCAACGTCAACTGTGGCAGTACCGAAGGGGCTAATAACAATATTACCCGAAGTAGAAGTAATTGTATTACCAGTAGCTTGTAAGTTTCCTACACGTAAAGTTGTAAGTGTGCCTAACGAAGTTAGACTACTGTTAACTACAGTTGATCCGAGTGTTGATGATGTTAAAATATCAGAGCCGTTAATTTTATACGACTTACCAAATCCAATATCAAAATTTTGATTAGATGTCCACGAATCAGTAGCATCATTCCAAATTAATGTCTTGTTAGTAGTACCTCTTAAAGTGAGGCCGCCACCGTTGGCAGTTACATCAGTAGGAGATGCAGTATTGCCGAGAATGATATTGATATCATCAACTGACAGTACTGTAGAATTAATTGTAGTAGTAGTGCCGTTAACAGTTAAGCTACCTTCAATAATTACGTTGCCAGGAGCAGCTGGTGTGCCAACGTGCAACATTTCTTGCGGATCAGCATTGAAAATACCCACTCTATTAGACGCGGACTTAACCATAATTGCGTCAGCAAATGGCAATATCGACGACGGGCGTGTAGTTATTTTAAAATCTTGACCAATGGCATTACTTCGTATTTGCATTGTACCTGCAGATACTACGATAGTATTTTCATTGCCAACGCCTAATGATAACGGTACAGGATTATTAATAGTAACGCTACCAGTAGTAACATTATCATCATCAGTAAACATAAAACTTGATGCTGGTTTTAAATTACCCAATGCATCAACTAACGCATCAGCACTTTCTGCACGGGCATGTATTTTAAATCCGTCAAGCGATGCAGCGTTAAATCCTGTTTTAATTGACCCTGTATAACCTGGTATCAAACTTGCAGGGGTGAATTCTGTATATTTGCTATAGATACCCATTAACGTTTGGCTTGCCCAAACTTTAACAATTACTCGTGAGTTTCCGTCTGTATCTGTTATTGTCTCTACATCAAATCCAGACAGCCCTTGACTGTCTTTGTAAACCGGACCTGCAAGAACTCTGTCTGTACCATCATAAAAATAAAGTTGATTCTCGTTACTGTCAATCCAGAAATCACCCTGGATTGGATTCAACGGTGCAGTGCCGCTAACAATAGGGCCGCTGCCAATTCTAAATCCGTTACCGTCGTATACTTTTAATCTGTTTTCACTTAGATCGAACCATACTTGGCCCACAATAGGATTGTTAGGCTCGCTGGTACTGGCAAAATTTTCTAATAGTTTAACAAAGTTTTCATTTAAATATTCGCCGTAGCCTGTGACATTTTTACCTATAAGGGCTAAATCTGTAGCAGTGGTATCTACTGCACTATCAATGACTTCTGTTAATAGACTGCCGTCTGTTTTATTAATCTTGTAAGTCATTATAAAATCCTACCAGTAAAAATAACATAGTTAATTGTTTGATACGGGTTCATTATATCCACAGGTTGTCCAATACTACCTGTAGTTTTAATGCCGCCACTGTTCTTTAAGAAATGTCCTCGGCCCGCAGTAAAGTGAACATTGCCTTCGGATACTTCTAATTCTGGAGGAGTGCCGTCGGCATCTCTCAGCGCATAATATTGATTATTCGATGTATCTTTTAAATCGTGTAAGTGTTCAGGTAGCTGATTAACTGCGAGTGTTTTTTGAGCTGTACCGCTAACGTTACCGATAGTAGTTGCACTGGCTACTCTGCCAGCTGCGCCGCCGCCAGCGTCTATAAGACCCAACGATCGTAGCGTTAAACCAGTAGCAGACGGATATGTAGTAGTCTGTGAGGTCATTGAAACTGTAATTGTTGTATAACCAACAGACGGAGTGCTGTTTGCTACTGCTGTAATAATTACAGGGCCGCCTGTAATATCGAGACCGGTTCCTTCAAGAGCTTTGCCTGTTTGAAAAGGTCCATTCACTGTAGCAGAATTTAAAATAACAAATGTAGTAGAAATTGAACCTATAGCTGTTATTGCTGCTCTTGTTGCATTCGATGCAGTAATTTCAAGATTAACAGTATTAGCATTATCCATGTCATCACGGCCCAACGGAAAGCGGCCTCTTAAGTCTGGTAATGCAAATGTTTGATAGCCTGTTAACAGACCAGAGGCTTTGTATTTGTATCCAATTACGCTAAACAAATCACCATAGACACTCTTACTTTGTTCGCTGCCGTCACATAATAGATAACCAGCCGGCGGAGTGTCGCCACCGAACGGCATGATAGATCCTACTGGTACTGTTCCTGCCGTAGAAAATAAAGTTGCTTTGCTAATTTTTCTTAGTGTAGGACTTGCTGTTGCTCTGTAAACAAGAAAATAGTCAGCATCACTTGATGTAACAAGTTCTGTCTTATCTGCAATAATACTATCGCTAATAACTGTTGTAAAACTTCCACCGGGGGTAACAGTGATAGTGCCAGTTGCTGAAGTTCCAGAACTAACTGTTGCGCCAGAACTTTGATATGTAAAAGTAGACGGGCCAGTAATTATAATTGGGGTACTAATTGAGTTAAATGTAGCGTTTGAGCAACTAACAGAAACAATATATCCTGTTACATAAGAATGAGGAGTAGCAGTTGTAATTGTTGCAATGCCTAATGCATTTCTGGCAATAGTAAGAATATTTTTTGTTTCAACTAACGATGAACCATTAAACGGAATTGTATTACTGGTAACATCACCAGTCATGGAAAACGCAGATGTGTTTGATAGTCGAGCAGCTGAACCGTTTACGTTGCCAGTAAGTCCGCCTTCAAAGCTACCAGTAAACACATCTCCAGTAAAGTTTTTAGAGTATACGTGATTAAATCTTATACCAGCCGAGCCGATATCGTGATATTCATTTCTGCTTGACGCAATACCAATACCTGCTGTTGTAGCGGAGCCTACTGTTAAGTGTCCACTTATTTTAGTATTGCTGCCTACGTTCAATGCGCCGTAAATTCCTACGCCACCAAGGACAACAATTGCTCCACTATTTACATCAGTAGATGCAGTTGTATTTGTTGATGTAAGTCGACCGTTGACTTGGAAGCTACCGTTGACGTCAAGTGTGGCTGTAGGATTAGTGTTAATACCAACTCTACGATCACCCGTAACTGTTATTACAGTATTAGAAATACCGCCAGTGGAAGTTGTTTTTAATAAAATAGGACTACCCGGAGTTTTATGGTTAAGAATGGCGCCGGATACTGAAGTAGTTAATGATGTTTCAAGTGACGAGCCTATAACAATGCCACCACCATTTCGTACATTAAGTGTATAATTTGTTGTGCTAACTGCATCGCTTCTTAAAAAATTTGCGGCTGCAATTGTATTATTTCCTACAACCAATGCATTAGATTTTTCGCTTGTACCCCAGAACTTGGTTAACATTGTACCATCAAGGTCAAAGTCGTACCCTGATAAATTAATACCTTGTCTGAGAATATCGAATCCAATAATTGATACCTTAGGTGTAAATGTATCTTTGCTAATAATGATTACCGGCAAGTCGCTAACATAAAAAATTAAAACAGTTTTTGCCGTATTAGTATCTCTATCGATAATGGGTTCAGCTTTTAGTCCTGAAAGACTACCTTCACTAAATTGTGGGCCAACTAATACCCATCCACTACCTGCATACAAATACAGTTGCTGATTAGCAATATCAACCCATAAGTCACCAAGAACACTGTTTTCAGCAACCGGTTGGATTGTGCCTTTCTTTAAGTTGCCGGCTTCAGTCCATCGGGTGCCGTCGTATACTTTAAGTTGAGGGCGAGCTGGACTTACAGAAGTACCAGTGTCATACCATAATTGTCCTCTTATTTTATTAGGAGGTTCAGTTGGGCCGGCAAAGTGTTCTAAGAGTTGTAAAAAGTTTTTACCAATACTTTGAGCATAGCCTGGAAAGTTTTTACCTACAAATGTTAAGCTGGTGTCGTAGTTATTAAGAGTCTGATCCGGAACACTAATCGGATCTGGATTAGTTGCAGTATCAGTAAACGGAATCGTATAAGCCATTACGCAACCTCACTTAAACCCGTAAGGCTTTGAATTCTAACAGTGTAATCAATTTGAATAAGTCTATTCAAAGATTTTTGTACTGGATGAAAGATAACGTGGGTCAGTAGACGGGGATTACCAGATGTACTAAAAGAAACAAGGCCCAATTCATCAAATACGTAATTACTGTCATTGTTGCTGGTATTGTCAAAGGCTTCTTGACCGCTCGGTTCACCGTAGTCTAACAAACAGGTAACAAATACATCAGTGTAATTTTTTCCAGTGACGTGGCGTGTCTCTACTCTATTTCGAACCGGATCTAAGTTAGACGATGTTCTATCATTAATAACTTTAGAATATGTTTGATTATACAACCCGGCATTTGTACCGGTTGAATTAGGTGTAAGGTATGTGATAATGCCGGTTGGATCTACACTGGTTCCGCCATTACCAAACGCCATAGTATTAATAAATCCTTGGCCTTGGTTGGCAATGCTATCAGCAAGGGCGATACTCATATTTTCATAATGAATAGCATTACGCTTGTTAATTGCTACTTCTCCTGTTTCAGGATACCAAATTTTGATATGCCCTTCTATGTGAATTCCGGTTAGATCTTTACCTTGCATGTTCTTCTCTTTGTTGATTATAGTCTGCCTACTACCACTTCAATAACGCCTTCGGCACCATCAAAGTCTTCGAGGGCTTTACCAATTACAGAACCAACTTGTGGAGTCTGTGTTGGGCGAGCAAAGCCGCCACCAGCACTTACTAACATGTCACCCTTACGTATTGTACCTCTTACTTTACATGGCACTCGACCTTGTAACGCAACAGTTGCAACGTGCGCACCTATTAGCGCATTATTCATAATGAAACCTGGATGTGACGAAACTACACCTGCAACTCGACGAGTATCGTCTTGTGCAATAGTAACTTCGTGAGGGCCGCCAAACTCAAGAACTGTACCCGGAGCATATGTTGCATCAGCTGTATATCGTTCAGCTAAGTCAGCGAATAAAGAACTGGTTGCTGTTCCTTGAAAAAATACTGCATTTAAATTGCCGTCAAGATCTCTACAAGCAATAGTGTAAGCTGTGCCTTGACTTGCTTCGTCGATTGCTGCTTGTCTGTAGTTTGCGCCAACCTTTAATGAATCAGATTGTGTTGCAGTAGCAGTGCCGGTTGCACTAAGAACACCGCTGACTATTTCAAGTCCGTTTCCTACTTTGACACCTCCCAATACTGTGCTTGATGCAGTTGGCAGTGTGTACGTAGACGCTCCGGAAATAACTCCCGAACCGTTAATTGTAATAGTTGTACCGTCAACTCTTACACCGCCCAGTGTTGTTGTTGATGCATTCGGAAGTGTATAACTTGCGCCACCTGCTTGTACTGTAGTAAATTGTAAAGTACCGTTACCGTTTGTGCTTAATACTTGCCCAACTGTTCCGTCAGCTGCTGGAAGAACAAATACTGTAGGCACAGCATTATCGGCCGCAGCCAGCTCGGTATAGCCGGAAACTGCGCCTAAAAGTTTAAGATTTGCCATTTTTGAATTACTCCTGATGATGTATTTATTTAAAAAATAACCCACGTACTTAATGGGGCTATCTCTACAGTAACGTTACGGTCGATAGTTATCGGGCCGATACTTGACGCTATTTTTCCATTGGCTATACTGTAATTATCGATAATTAGTGTATCTTGCTCTTGAATTGGAACAACTGGGGGCACGGGCGGAATATATACTTCGCTCACACCTGGGGTATAGATAGTCCAAGTTGCTGTTTTTTCAATTGTAAAAGTTGCAGTTCTACCGATAGTTACGGGGCCAACACTGTATAAAACCTTATTATCAGCAGTGGTATAATCTTCATCGATTAACTGATTTCCTTCAACTACATAAGTTTTTGCTTCAGTTGACAAAAACGAATCAGTCATTACTAATCCGTATCCCACTTTGATACCACCTAAAACTGCTTGCGTTGCTGACGGTAACTGGTATACTGGAACTGTATTGTTTAATACGCCGTTAGTATCTATTTGCAGACCTGTGCCAACTTTTACAGTACCCGAAACAAACCTACTTGCCACGGGTATTGCTAACGAACTAAGATTTAATACGCCTTCTGCAGATATAGTAAGCCCGTTGCCTACAATAACGCCACCCAGTGAACCATTAGTTGCTGCCGGTAATGTATATCCGCTGTAGTTAGATACCGAAACTACACCTGATTGATTAATTTGCAAGCCGGTGCCAATTTTTACTGCGCCAGCGGTTACCGAAGACGCTGTTGGAATCATTGCCTTTCTTAAATCAGAAATTGAAATTTTCTTAGAAGATGCACTGTCTGTAACTACAACTACAGAATTATCTGCGGGGGTTACAATGGTAGGTAAAGAGTTAATTGTTGCCATATTTTAATATTCCAGTGGTTCTCCGTCGCCGGTTTGTAACGGATTTCCGTCACTACTAACTATTCTGTTTTCATATTTATCCAGGTATGTGTCTACCCAAGGACTGGCGGCTTCTTTAATGAAGTTAGCAACGATGTTGTTAGACTTAGCTAATCGCTGTCCTACATCATTCCAAAGTTTACCTTGCTTTTTAATTACGGAAATCTTTACGCCCATAGGAGGGATAGTTGTTAATCGAAGCTCTGCTCGACCTGTTATATTAAATTCAGCGGGTAACGTGATGTCTCCTGCTGTACTTTCTGGATACTCGGGGTCTACTACAACTCCTTCAACTAACTTTCCATAAATCTTATATTGATTTTTCTTAAGTCGTAGGCCGCCTACAAATACTTCCATATCGTTTATCTTTGGAATATAAGGTAGTGCAACTATATTTGAAACACCGTCAGATGTGTGTGTTGTAACAATAAATTCATCCTTGTACGGGATAGTTTCACTTGAGCCAATGTTTTGTACATTACTATCCTTACTATGGTATACAGGAACACCTGTACCTAAAGTACCTCGGCGTATCTGACTTAATACGTTACCAACTTTAACAAAGTATTCGATACGCTCGCCATTGATTTCGATAATGCCAGGAACATTTTTTGCAGCATTTGGGGTATCCAACACTGTAGAATCATCTACAGTAATGCTAACATCGAACTGGGTTAAATCCTTTGACAATAACGTAGACTTGGCTTTGTTAAGACGTTTGTAATGCACACGATTCAACATGTCTTTAAACTGCATGTAGGCAAAATTTTCATGGACTACTGTGTTAGTAAAGGCCATTATTTGAATAACATCAGTATCAAATAAGTAATCTTTTAATCTAACTGTGATTAGATCGTCTTCTAAAACATAATCAATATTATGCATTAAAAACTCACTGTTCTTAATTACCCAAACAAAGTCTCCAGCTACTGCTGTGTTTCTAAGTTTAAATAGTCCGCCAAGTTTTCCGGATAACTCATAGTATTCAGTGGTGCCGTTTGTAACAGAGATAGCAGGCACTAATGTATCTATTGTACGCTCAATACCTAATATATTATGATTGTAATAACTTGTAATTGTAATAGGTGTGCTATTAGCAAATATTTCATTAAAAGTTATAGTGTTGTTAGCGTTAATTACGTAGTCAGCATCGGAGTCTACTAATACAGTTAGCTTTGCATTATTAGTAAACATACCTGGTTTTAAATTAATTGTGATGTTAGGATGATCTTCTATAAGATCAAACTCTGCAATAATTGCAGCGGCTGTGCCTGTTCCGCCAACTAATGCAAACGGCGACACTGGAGCAGTGATGTAAGACCCTGCATCAATTAATTCAATTTGCTGAATAGTTCCTAAGCCATTAACTCGTGTTACTTGAAATTTAGCTCCTGAACCAGACGGTCCTACTGTGCCGCCTGTTGCATCTAATATTTCGCCTAATACATATCCAGTGCCGCCGTCTATTATTATAGAACTTTCTAATACACCGTACAACGAATCTGCATAATCAAATAACACAGTATATTCTGGGCCGAATGTTAATAAATCTGCGTCTTTGTAAACTTTGATATCGTTAGTATCAATGCTAACTCCAACATACTTATGGTCTGCTAATGAATAAGACAAGTTATCATTTTGCATTGTAAAGTAATTTGCGCTGGCTGGTTTTAAAATTGCTTGATTATTTTTAACTAATACGTTTTGATCAAGCGGGCTATTAACACCTACAGTGTTAGTTAATTGATAAGTGCTTGTGCCAGTAGCGTAAGTTATAGTTTCATTTTTAACCACGCTGGCAGTTTGCTCAATATCAGATGTATCTATAATATAATTAATAATTGCGCCAACAGCAGGAGGCTCAGCAAATCGTATGCCAGTTCGAGATCTCCATGTTTGTCCAACTATAGCAGTATACTGATCGTCAGTGCTGAATAACAAGTAATCTGTAATTTGTCCGTTAACTAAGACTGTAGACGATATAGTAGGTAACCAATTAGCTCGTGTAATATATTCTGTAGTTGTACCATCTGACACAAAATAATCAAGATCAAGTACATTAGCAGAATTAAAACTAATACTCATGATACTAATTGTGTCGCCTATATTAGGTGCTGTAATAAAACTAATTAGATTATTTTGATAATCAATTGTATAGTCTGTAACTATTTCTAATACAGTATTTTCAACTTTAACAACTATCGAACTGTCATTTGGAAAATATTGTCCGATGACATAATCCGTAGTCGATCCATCACCTTGATAGTTAGTAAACAAGATATTTGGACAGCCGCCACTTGGTCTATGAAAGACCTTGATAGCAACAGTGTCCATTACTTGTCCAGGTACTACTTCTTCCGGAGCATTGCTGGTATTTGCACTTACAAGGTTGTCGCCGTCAAGTATAATGTCATCGGGCGCTACACCTGTTGCCGACGAGTATGCTAAGTCGCCGCCGGTTAGTTGAGTATCATACTCATCGTCACGTGGAGCATAACTGCCGTCACTGGTATCTTTACGGAATATAATCCTATCATTATAATCTAAATTTGCAGTTGATGGTAAAATAATAATATCAACTTCGCCATCGCCGACAAAAGTTGTCATTATGGCGCTGTTGTTTGTTTGATTTATAGTGGCAAAATCAGGGTCATCTATTCTAATCGAAGGCGAGTATGATGCAGTATCTATATCAAATTTTGAAACGTACACATTAATATCTTGCCCCAGTTCTGGAACATATGGCATGCGGAATTCGTTAATATATCCAGGACTTGTAAAAGTCAAAGGCCATGCAAGGCCACTTAGTGCCACGGCAAAACCAATGCCCCATCCGTTGAATAATACATTATGTGCCGCAGAAATAACTGTGTGCTCTTGGCCAGCGGCATCTTGCATGATCCATCCTGCTTCAATTTGCATAGTCTCAGAATTTTCTGGCAAGACAAATCCCGAACCCGCAGGCGGTGTGCTGCCGAGTACATCTACTAATACTTCAACTCGTGAACCGGTGAACGTTAATATATAATCTTCAAAAGTAGGATCTACACTATCCCAAGATTCAGTAAACCAAGGAAGGGCATCCCATCCTACACTGATACCAAAATCAAGACCAGTAATTTGAACACCGCCATAATCAACTCCAGACATTAACTGTGCAAAGTCTTTACCTAACATTCCTGTTGTAGGATTGTAGTAATGTGTAATTCTGTCTGTTGCAGATAAGTGTCTAAAATCTTTTTTGTATTCAACAAGAATACTTGCGCCACGTGCAGGTGCAGTTTCAAACGTGATGCGTCCCGAATAACTGGTGTAACCTAACTGTGTAGCAGTTCCTCTGCCTAATTCAACTTCAGCTAACGAATATTGATCTCGTAACAGTTCGATGCCGTTTACTGTAACATAAGAATTGCCAATGTTAATATCTGGACTCCAGCGTAGGCCAAATTGAGTTTTAGTGCCGCTACCTGTAAATGTTTCGATCTGTGTTAAATTTGTAATTTCATATGTTTTAGAAATTCTATCAAATTTAATTTTCATACGTGACGAACGGATAACGCCGTTGCCTAATTGTGCAACTACTGCGGCAGCTCGTCCTGTGGCAAGATTAACTCCTCCTACAATCCGTACACGGGGAGTAGTAATATATCCAGAACCTGGATTAGTTAAATCTACACGATATACACTACCGTTAGCAATGTACGCCTTAGCCTCTGCCAGGATACCGCCAGGTAGTTGAGGACCAATAATTTCTACAACTGGGCGTGTTACATATCCTCTACCATTTGCAATAACCTGTAATGATGTTATTTCAAAACCAAGATTATCTTTCCAAAATTTCCAAGGATATGTATTAATTTCATCATACGATGTTGATACCAGGCCTGTATTTGTTACACTAACTGTTAACGGAGTAACATTCAATGCTTCATCAATTACTGGCAATAAATCAAAGTCAGTTACCGCAGTTTCTGAATTTTCTAACTTAGCATAGTTACTAACATACTCTCGTATGGTTGTACGATAAGGTTTAACTTCTTTAATATATTCTTCAAAAAATTCAAGATTGTCACTGTTATACGTGACCTTTTGTTGCAACTCGCCTACGTTATGCATACTTTTAACAAAACTGGTTTTAAATGCCCAGTCAAGGAAGGTTTGTTCGTACATTGCATATCGCACACTTGAAAAGAATAATTTTAAATATTCAATTCTTAATTCGTCAATTAATATATTGTCTCGTAGTGTGTTAAGTATAATTCGAATTTCAGTTGTTGGACTATTATCAAACACATCAGAGTCAAACAACGGTCCATCATATCCTAATGTAGTGTTGGCAAAGTTATACAGCTTATCTGAAAACTGTATTGTACCATTTTGACGACCGATAACTTTGAAATTCAAAGTATAGTCGATTGTTTGCAAGTCGCTATATTTTTCTAATAACAGCCAGCCGCCTGATCCAACGTTTCTAACTTTGGCAATTTCACCAATGCTTATATCTGTAGTAACAAGCTCGTAGGTATTTTCTACAAGATAATCGACTTTGATAAACTGATTATACCCTGTGTCAAACCAATCAATATAGTCCCAGTATTTTCTTACGTTATAAGATTGGCTTCTAACACGCAGCCATTCTCTGGCTGCAAAATTCCAAGAGTACACACTCCATGTGTCAATTGTAGAGCTGTCGCTTAGTACTAAAACGCTGAAGTCCCTAACTGACATAAACGTTTGCGCATCATATCCCTCACCTTGATTTAAAATCACAGTGTCAACAATGCCGCCTGTACTATCTACGATAGTCTTAATAACTGCGCCGATGCCACTGCCAAATATCTTAGCATCAGGGCCATACCACAACACCGGATCACCGTCAATGTCTACGCTGTTTGATCTCACACTTACTGGAACAGGAGCTAACTTTCCGTAACCTGCTCCGGCCCTTACAATACTAACAGCAGTTACTCGGCCGTTTTCTAATACAGCATCTAAACTTGCAGTTTGAGCCAATACTGTAGAAACAAATCGCAATTCAGAATCGGTGTCAATGGTGATGTCCCATAATCCTGTAATTTTACTCGGCGCAGCCTCATATTGCTCTAAGTCAGAAAGGTCATAGTCATCGGCTATAAGCACATTACGTAATGAAGAATTTGTTCTTTCAATGACCTGTTTAAGTGCTTCTATACGATTTACAAACATACTCTGACGTGGTCGAAATTCTATTCCGTAACGTTGTTTTGTTGGTAAGTTTATGTCAGGAACTACTCTGTCATTTGCATCTTTACCAACCAGGCTGTGAAACCATTTAGTTTCTATTGCTGTAGGAATAATAGTATTTCTATTAGTGCTTAATAGTTTCCACTGACTATGGAAGTTGCTGTTAGTTACATCCGATAACCAATATTGGATACTTAGCACAACGTCTGTACCTTGCAAGTACTGTTCGCAATTAATTAAACTAAAACTATTTGTACTGGTAAATGCAATGCAAGAATAACCGTATCCCACTGGATCTGATATTAGGTTTGCAACATCTGATGAACTCAACTGTCGACCTTCTATGTTCGGAGTAATTTTTTTATTCTTTACCCAGTAGTAATAGGTTTCCTTAAATGATTTGCTAATAGAATCGTATCGTTTCTTTACGCTGTAAATGTTATCGCCGTATTTTGATGTACCGCTAACACCCTTAGCATACCCATTTTCGGTATCTGCAATCTTGTTCCATGCGCTTGGTAATAGGGTAGTTTCAACCCACTCGTATACATCTATCGAAGCAGTGTCATATAACCTGTTCCACGTTGACGTTCTATAAATTACATCGCCAGATTGTGTGTCAATAAACTTAGCATTTGTTAAATCCCACCATAACATTCCAACTTGATTAGATGTCCAATTCATTCCGTCATCGACAATAACTTCGTCTGTGCCTATAGAATATACAGCAGGATCAAAATAAGTCTTATACTTTACTTCTTGGTCAGCAATACCTGGGATTTCTCCTTGTATTGGATCTATGACATCAAGATACTTGACAATTTGATTTGTAACTTTATTGTATAAAAATGCTTTTTTAATTTTTGATACATCAACTTTTGCAATTTGAGAGTGTAATACTGACCAACTGCTGGTGTTAGCTGTTTTAACATAGGAATATACATTGCCAGAATTCACTGCGCCAGTATCAATTTCATTGATTGCAGATACTAATATAGTATTTGATCCTACAGCAATCTCATTGCCGTAACCAGATAATGGTACGCTGCTATTTTGTAAACTTTCACCGTAGATAAATTTAGTATTGTATCTATCAAAAATATCAATACGTCCTATATCGCTCTCAACGTCTAATAATTGTAAACTATTGTTATCAAAGGTAGTGTTACCCAAATCTAATGTTGCAATATTTTCAATATCCCCGTACTTAGAAAATACCACAAGAGTATCTTCACCGTTCATAAATTCAATATCAGTGCCGTATCGTTCGTTAACCTCTTTTCGAGGACTATCAATTGTCTGGTACAACGAATGCAGAGCAGAAGTATTATTAGCGGGTCTCTTATAAATTAATACTTGTCCAACATCTTTCTTACTGCTTACATTAATTAACGGTGTGCCAACTGCTATATAATCTCCGCTGTTAGAAATTGCAATACTTTCTCCAAATCGTTCTGCGTCATCATTTATTGAACCAGAAATTGACTGTGTTAGTTGATAAACATCTAATGCAGGATTAAAAGAGTACACAAATACGCTGCCAGTATCTTGATTTGCGGCTGGTGCTGATACTATGAGTTTACCTCCAGTACTTGACATAGCAATGTCGTATCCAAACTGGTCACCGGAGATAGTAGATGTAGGTAAAAATCCAAGCAGTGACCAGCCGGCATTTTCTGAATACTGATATGTATAAACTCGTCCTTGATTAGCATTATAACCCTGTGCAGCAATGGCAAGGAAATAAGTATCAGGTAATCCTGTTCCGGTATAGGCAAACGATTCTATTGCGCCAGTGGCAGCGTTGACATTCGTAACTGTTATTGTCAAGTCGTTGTCAGGAGAGTCGCCGCCAAGTTCTGATCCGCTAATTACAATTGTATCACCAATTGAATACGAAACACCTTTAACTGAATTAGTTACTGAATATAAAGCACCGACTCGTCTAACAGTCCAGCGGGCACCGGTACCAGTGTTATCGTAGCTACCAGTTAATGCAGTATACACAGCTTCAGGGTTAGTCTTTCTTCCAAAACAAATAGATGATCCGTATTTTTCATTAGAGGCAGGGGTAGGACTCTTAAACAGTCTAAAGAATGTATATGCGCCATTTAACTCTCGCTTATACATTGACACATAGCCGTAGTCAATTCCCGATGCATCTTGTGCTGCCACTGCAAGCCATTTGCCGTCTTGAGAAAATTTAACAGTAGAGCCAAACAGTGGTGTAGTTGCAGCCATTGTTGGGTCAACTAATAATCTATAAGTAGAGCTCCACAGATTGTCAGAACTACCCTTTTCATAAACAGTAACTCCATCACGGTCTACAACTGCTGCTATATTGCCAGTTTGATCTACTGCGGTACTTGATCCAAATTTTAAATTAGCTGTTGGGGTAGAATTTAAAAGCGATCCTTTTCTAAATACTCCTGCATTCTTATAAGTTGCCCAAGTGCCGTTGCCTGTATCATCGGCCCAAAATAGTTCGTCTGGTTTAATGTAACGTGGAATAATACTGTTAGCATCATCAACATTTCCTATACGCTGCTGATTAAAAATATAAGATAAGATAGTGTCCGCATCTGTAAACGCGGTCCAGCCTTCTATCTTTTTAGAAATTGTAAATGTATTAAGAGATACTGATACAACTTTATGGAATCCAGCAAGTTTATCACTGCCTTCTATACCAACAATATCTCCAGACTGAATAGTTAATGTTTTATCACAAATTACAGTAACAACAGAATTAGCATAGCTGACGTTTGTAATATTAAATGTTGTGTTACTAAATCTATAAACATTCCATGATCTATTTTCAAACGCACACCATACATATTCACCTTCAATAAACGAAGCTATGTCATACGTTAATAAATCATCTAACTTATCTACACTTAATTTGATATCTTCTGATTTTACATATCCCGGTGTTCTTAAATACGGAGTAGCCGTGCTTATTGGCCAAATATCATTTGTATAATTTAAAGGTTTGATGTAGATGTCAGAGGGGCGTTGTCTATAAACAAAATCATTAATTGTTGGATCAATAGTTGAAACCAACTCAACTGGCTGAGGATTTATTTTAAACTGGCTTTCATCAAGTACAAATTCTATTTCATCGAACGTGTCTACTGCTCCGTATTCCCCAACACGGAACGCCCATTCTTCATCAAAGGTTAAACTGTCTTGGCCGTCTGCACTCAGCACATCAAATAATTTATTCAATACATTTTGTGTACCTTTTTCGATGATCATACCTTGATAGAACTTATATTGACTTACATCATTTTGAATAATGTTTTCAAGGTACTGGCGCTTTTGATATCCAATTAGATGCTGTGCAATCTTTTGCTGACCCGCATCAAAGTTGTCTGTGTCAAGATCATAAAAGTCTGTAAATGTTTCTGCTTTGTAGTCCCAGTTAGGCAGCAATGCTGCTTTAGGTTTTTCTTCTAATAAGATCCAGTTTTCATTTTCAAACTCTTGTGTGCCAATTAAAAACTTGCCAGCACTATAATAGAACTCTTTGTGCTTAACAATATCGCCGAGATTGTAATCAGTCCATGGCTCCCATGCGTTTATTATTGCTTGGTCATAGATAAATCCTGGAATTTCAAAACTTCCTTTCCAGTTACTGGTTGTATATCCTATGACTTTAATTCGTTCTTGACGGTACCCCGCTTCTTGATCATAGATTGTGTCATTAAACAATGTAGTATTATCAAGGACTACAATATGTTCTTTTTGTAATAGGTATAGTGTAATTCCAAAAATGCCATAGTTTGTATTTTCAGGTTCTATTGTAAACACACCATCGTTTCTATATGTAGAAATAAATTCCGGGTCAAGTTTTTGACCGTCAACTCTATAAACACTATAGCTATAGAATGGATCTGTAATGTCTCCCACAACTGAAATATCTGATTTAAAAATTAACTTATTAGCACTCGGGCTTAGACTAATTACTGCGCCAACACTCCAGTTCTGAGTTGACCAAAACATAAATTCTTTAACTGACGTTTCCCAGTTTGTGATAACTCCCATTTCGTTGTTGAAGTCATCAAATACAAATCCCTGATCTTCGAGATAAGCGCCATACCCTTGCAATACATCTGCAACCTCTTGAATAGTTGCCAGCTTAGTTCCGTAAGCGATAGTCTGTACGTCTGATGAATCAAACGACTTTCTTATAATTGCTTCTCTTCCACCAGTTACTGGCAATTCTGCTAATCTTATATAATACTGATCATCAAAAACTTCGCCGGTGGTATGAGTTGATTTAACTCTATAATATTGATTGTTGGCTTTAACTAATTTGCCAGCAGTATATAACTGACTGCCGTTCCAATTAATATAACTTTCACTTATTCCGCCAACATTAATTACACGGTTATCTTGTCTATAACCATAGTACGTAAAATACGGATTGTCAAAGTTATAACCACGAAGTTCAAAGCCGTCAGCAAATTTTGTAATCATTACACCACTGTAAATTACTTTACGGATTGCGCTCGATACATTAAGATCAACAAAATAGTTTTCTTCTGGAACAAATACACCACCTGTGCTGGAGGGATTTTTGCTGTCTAATAGTATTTTATATTTTGCTTGACTTGTAAAGGCTCCAAGTTTAGTGGCAATTTTGTTTGTTAGCAGTTGCAGATCTGAAGCATATGCATCTATTTGAGCAGTGTTTTCGCTGGACAAATAATCAACAATATAATTAATTAATCCAGACGTATAAGTGCGAGTATTGTTATTTCTATTTGCAGTCGACGGAATTAAAATATCTTGTAATCTAATACGTAATCCAGTGTTAGAATAAATTAATTGGCTATTTTTATTTCTAACAACTCGACTTCGATCTAAACATCTGCCTAACACAGCATTAGGCTGCATTAACAGACATGTTGTTATTAAGGCAAAAGGCAAATAACTTGATCTGCGCCATGCTGATTCAACCGTGGATTGATCCCCGAACACAAAATAGCCGCCGTCATTGAGACGTATGAAACCTTGTACAAGGCCTGCATCTAACGGGCTTAATAGTACACCTTGATCGTTTACAGGTAGTCCCGAATTTAAAATAGGTTTAGCAAACTTTGCTAATCGACGGATAGGAACACCGGGCTCTCTAACAATACCTTGTTTAATGTCATCCCATAAAATTAAATTGTCGCTGGTATAGGGGGCTGGGCCGTAGACTTCTTGCCACCATCTTGGTTCAATAGAATATCCGATACACTCCCACGGATTAGTATGTGGACGGTCTGTGTCAAAATACCATTTATAAATTCCCCTCCATGCTGCTGGTACATCTTCTTGTGCCGGAGAGTAGTTGCCTCTATAATTATAGGTAAACGTATTTGTTTGATCGTAACCGATATGCTTAGTATAGTCTTGCTGTATGTTTGACGTCCATTGAAAGAAATATTTTGATAAAATTTTATCAAATTCTTCTCTGGTGTAAGCAGTATCTCTATTATAACCAGGAACGTATTCCCATATATCAAAAATGTTTGAATCGTAGTTAACTTTAATATTATTAAAGATACGTGTTTCTAATTCAAGGATCAAGTCATCGCGGTAATCACCGAACGCTACAGTTATACTGCCGTCATGTCCTTGAATAACTTCTGTTGGTTCAACATACGTATCGTCAATGTATTTCTTAGGTTCAAACTTAGGATACAACCCTAACTTACTTGGCGTTGCTGGACAGAAACATCCATCAGTAGTTTCATATTCATACGCTTCAATGAGATCGTCTTCAGAAATATCAATTAATAATTCAAAGAATACATCGTCACCAAACTGATAATCTCTGCCGTGAATTAACTGTTCACCATTTAGATAGATGTTAACACTCTTGTTTGACAATGTGGTAAGATTAAATTTATTAGTTAATGGATAAGTTTTGATACGAGCATCTAATACTGTATATTCAATTCTGTTAGACGCAGTATACCCAAACATGTCAGTTAAGAAATATGGGCTTGTTTTAGGTCTATCTTTATTAACCTGTTGAAGTACAAAGTCTACATGTCGTCGAGCATCGGTGTCTATGCCGCTGTCAGTTGCGGCAATAATAAATGATCTTTTAAACTTGCCGTAGTCATTTCGTGCTTGATCAAGTGCTTTGATTACATTAGCAGATTTATTACCAAGATGATATAAGCTCAAATTTATCGGGCCACTATGTTGTACAAATCGTGTTCCGTATGCTGAAAGATTACCAAGGTCCCTTAAATTTCCGTTACCTGGATAGGCGCCGTCAAATGTAGAAATGTTATCGATAATACTGTCAACATGATCAATTACTTCGCCAAGGGTAAACTTTTCAACATTATTGTTTAGCGGATTGTTTTGTAAACTTCCCGGTATTTCATAATAGCCGTTATTATTTTTAGTCTGTTTAGCAAAACATCGTAGTGTTACTACATCAGTAAGTGCAACGTCAGTGTTAAGATTAACAGTTTTACGAATGACAGTATCTGCTATTGAATATAAATTCTTAGCAAGGCGCTTGCCATTTATATAAACTCTAACTTCGAGGTCGGCAAGATCATTCTTATCATCATATACATCAATTGGAAAATTGTTAGTTAAATTGCTTTCTTTAAAAACTCTAACAACTGGCTGGGCATCTTCAATTAAGGAAGTGGTCCATGCATTTTCAAAAGATACTTGGTCAAAGTCAATACTAACTTTTAAATAACCCACGTCTGTATTTTTATATAGAACGTCTGTGATATTTTTATAAGCAAACGAATCTGTTAATAAATTAAATTCAAATACAATATCGCCAATGTTGTTAATATTTTGATAGGTTAGAGGAAACTTTAATGTAGGGTCAGCTGTGCCTGTGCCTACTTTATAACTAAAAATCTTAGTCCCTGTAAACGTAGAGCCGTCATAGACAGTATTATCGCTATAACTAATTTCATTGCTGTCAAATACATCAAACAACGGAGGTTGGTTTACGGCTGTTTTTAGTTGGGCTAACTTCCAAGTTGTTCCGTTATACCAGTAAGTTTGTCCTTGATTACCTTTAATGTCAGCTGTTACTGTGTCGGCTGTACCGTAATTGACTGCAACTGTTTCATATAATATAGGTAAAGAATCAACAGCTTCTTCAAGATAGATTTGTCTACGTTTGCCAATGTACACTTCAAGTTTGTGAGTACCAGAAGTAATTGTAAAAATATCAGCTTGTTTATTAAGTTGCGGAGTAGTGTGTAACTCTATTGCAAAAGTATTTAAAACTTTTACATAATATACTTGTCTATTAGTTAACCCAGACATTGGGTCGTTGCCATTAACAAGGTAAGTTACTCTTGCATAATTAGGTAATCCGTGTTCAGTTGAAAACGTAAAGATATTAGTGTTGACATCAACAACAAATTCAGGAATAAAAGAAATCTGTCTGGCAGGCGGTGTTACGTCAACAAAGTTAACTTTAAATATTTTGTCTTTAACTTTGCTGTCTAAGTCGGCCGTAAATAATACACGCATACCAGTAGCAAGGTCAATACCGTCAACATTATATCCCAGACTACCTTCAATTGTACTAAAAACATCAGTAGTAAAATTATCAATTACATCAACTGCCTGTTTAGAAACTAACCCGTAATTGTGTAATTTGATACCTGCATCAAATTCTATGATAGGACGAGTCGCACGAAAAGTTTGATCTAAATCTGCAACTTGTCCATTGGCTAAGGCCGATGCTACAACTACATCTTGATGAAACCACCTGTTGTAACGACTCCACGGGTTTAAGTCAGGGCTTGCACGATTAATAGTTATATAATCTTTCGTACCTGGTAATGTAGATGCGTCGCCAAATGGCAGTTGATCAAACGGGGTATCATCAAATAAAATATTTGTTTCAACATTATACGAAGTTTTAACTTCGAGATCTTTGTCGGCAACTAATCTAATAGCAGTACCTACTCCTTCAACATACCAAAAATTTGTTCCGTACTTTTCAGGAGTAACTTGACCACCAAAACTTAATTTCATACCGTTACTGATACGTAATCCCTTGCTGGTACCATTAGGAATAATGTAATCTTTCTTACCAAGAAAATCTTGTGTTAGATCAATAAATGTATTCTCGTCGATGTCAAGTACATGGAATACGCCGCCGGTGTCTACTGCATTTTCACTTACATAAAATAATACATCAGGCGCATTAACAGGAACTGTAAAAGTAATAGTGCCTTTTTCCACAGCAAACTTATCTACTCCGTATGTGTATCTATTAAGATTGCCTGATGTTCGTTGTGTTTTAATACTAAACGGGTGGCCTTCTGCATCAATATCAAATGTATAAGTCTGGCCTCTAAATAATCTCAGTGTAGGATTACGAGTTAGTCCGTTAGGTGTGAACAAATATGCAACATTATCTTCCTCGTCTACACCTTTTACTGTGTAGGTACTTTGTATTTCAAGTTGATTTCCCAGTACTTCTATAGGGTCTGGACCAAATGGTAGCCAATAGTATTGTTGATAGTTAACAAATTTATCCCAGGCAATATGAGGATTCCAACTATAGAATTCTTGTTTGTTTAATCTACTATGGTTAGTGTTAACTCCATCAAACACCCCAATGTGATTAATGTGGTCAATGTAATCTTTGAAGAAAGTAGTGTTGCCAAGATAATCTTGTATAACTGCTGCTGGCTCAAGTTGATAATTTTGTCGTGTGGTATCCGCGGCTTGTAAAAATATATCTGAACTCTTAACAGCTTTTGCAGTTTCTCTACCAATGTATCCGTTTATTTTTTTAACAGTACCGGGTTGGATCAACTGATCAAGGGTAGCCTGTAGAAACTTTTTATTACCTTTTGTTCTATAAAATCTCGGAAGTAGATCAGAAGATGTTCTTTTTTCTACATTTGAAACAGGTACTTTGGGCTCGTTTTGATCTTTGTTATATGCCATTAAATGCTCCCGGAGCTGGTAATTGACTGCTGACTTACTGCTGCCTGGTTAGCTACAATTACAGCACTCTTAATTTTACTTGCTGTAATAGTAGAAATAATTTCTATGTCGTCGATAGTTGCACCGTTAATAAACAACTGATCACTTTCTGATCGAATTTCGTACAGACTACCAAAACTCAATTCGCTTTGTTTAGGAACTATAACAAAGTTTACAATATTAGGACTTAGCTTATTCATCACATACGCTGACAATTCACTAAAGTAGAAGTTGTCTCCAAATTCCCAATTTTCTAATGCAAAGAATTCTAAAATTGCAACTAATACTCGTGTTTTAATATCGTTATCGCTAATTACAACTTCTGAATTTTTTACAACTTTAAACGTTGCTTGTACATCTGAACTTGCGTTAGTTCCAAACAGAACTTTATATTTTACAGGATGATAAATTATTTCATCGCTAATTGATTTAATTTTACTAAGGTCTGGACTTAACAAATTGTATAACTCGTCGCTGCTTGGAGGCAACGGTTGTGTAGTTAAAGATCCGTTCAGCCACTGTCTATAAGCAATATCGTAAGGCTTAGTTAGTACAAAAATATCAATAACGTTTGTTAGTCCCGGATCAATTCTCGATTCGTAGTCTGCGTTATGAATGTATTGAAATTTGATGTTGTCTCTGCCAACATATACTCTGTAATCAAGAGTAGGAATAAATTCTGATGCAACTTTATCAAGACGTTTTACAGTCTTGGTATTTGTAAAATAAAAATATTGGCCGTCTGCATAGTTGTTAATGTTAACTGTTTGTTGCGATTCTAATATTTCAATTAGACCGTAAGTTGTGTTGTTGTCATTAGAAACAAATCTGTAATCTTCTTGGCCTTGAGCAATAGAATATTTTTCCATTACAACATATTTGTCTAATGAACTAACATCAGGTGCAACAATTTCTTCAAACAAATCAGGATTATCTACTACGCCATCATCGTCACTGTCGTTAAATGCTAACTGAATCTTTTTGCTATCAACGTATCCGTCAAGGCCTTTAAATTCTTCAGTAATTTCCCAATCTCTGTCGTACGTAAATGGTGAAGTTGAATCTGGTTTATGATTTATACCAAGTACTCGTATAACATCTTTGACTACTGTGTTGTTTCTGGTATCATATATCTTATCGCTCGAGTCAAAGAAAAATCTTACCTGTTGCTCGCTTTCAAATATGTAACGCACTAATCGAGATGTTACAGTATAAAATTCAGTATCTGTAGTGAATAAAACTAACCAGCTGGAGTCGACCTTTTGATTACTTACATCGCCCTGACGGCCAAGACTAAACACTTCTGAAGTGTTTAAATTGTTTTCTGTAATAATTTTCCAAGTACGAGTTTCTGTGTCATAGCGTAGACCAAATGGTTTATTTCCAAACACTAAATCAACCATTGCAGTAACCGTTGACGAATCTATGGTTGTTCTCCAAGTGGGGATAATTTCTGTAATCAATGGAGCAAACGTGCCTACCGCATCGGGAATAATATCATTTAATACAATTGGGCCTGACCCATCAAGCAACTGTCCTGTGCCGTTGTTAGTTCCGTCGCCGGCAATACTGACTACTTTAGCCCACAGTACTGTTGATGAATTCAAGGACGTAGCAGTACCTAATGTAAGTTTGTTGTCATTTGCTTTGTCAAAATAATAGCCTGTAGGAGCTGCAAATTTAACTAATGCTCCAACAGTGAAGAATCGTAATAACGTTCCTGTATATGATCCAACTTTCTGAATAGTCTCAGTAACATTATCTTTGATGTACCCAGTACTTTGATTAGTATCAATAGTTCGATTAAACCACTCTATGTTTAGGAATGTTGTTGGAGTTCTTTCAAAATTTGCATAATAGAAATTCTTAAGATTTGACGACTTGAGTACATCAAATAAATCATTGTAAATGACAGCTTCAATGTCTGTACGTGTTAGATAACTGAATCTGAAACTGTCAGTGTATTCTTGTTTGTATAGGGCGCCGTCGTCGGCAAACAGATTAGTTTTAGAATACTTGCCTGTAGGGTCTACTAAATCAAAGTAACGACTAATACCGCTGGCAGTTCTATTAACTGCTTTAACTTTAACAACTTGTTGACTTACGCTTAACGGACTAATATTATAATCCTCGCCTGTAATCATTCGATTTTGAGTATAATAGGTTGCAGGAGCACGAGCTTTAATGCTATCGTTAGTTTCTGTAGGAGATGAATTTGCTACAGAGCTTTGTAAACTTAAAGTAACAGTGAGTGTTTCAGTTTGTCCAACATTTGAAATGTATGGAATATCTATAGATACATTCTTAACATCTTTCGAATTTATTGTGTAACTTAATCCATTGCTAATTCTATAGTAAACTCTAAATGTGCCTTGTGGTAAGTTACCAAATGTGCCATCGCTGAATACAAGACTAACTCTATCGTTAGCTCTTGTAACAACTCCATAAATATTTCTAATACTCTTGTTTAAACTATTATAGATAATATTGTTACCTTCAAAACTTGGAACTTGTGCCCAGTATTCGCTTTCAACTGCATTATTATCAAGTCTATATAACCAAACATCATCATTATTAATGTTAACTGCGTCAAGGTCTACTGTTTCATCTGTTGCAGGTTGTGATAATGTAAAACTACCTTGGTTCAACGTACCTTGTGTAAATCGTAAAAAGAATCCTGTATTAGAACTACCTCTACCCTTACCGTCATCTCTATATAAAAACGCAAGACTGTTGCCTATAGAAGGAGGTTCTTCGTATATTTTGTCGCCGCCGCTAAATGTAGTAGATACAATTTCAAAATTCATTGATCTGCCGTCAACTGTTTTGTTAAATGCATAGACTGGAACATCAGTATTTGCGCTTTGAAAGCGGTATTGTTCTGTAGGGATTCCGTATACAGATCCTTTGTCGTCGGGATTACCAAACTGTCGAGTGGCGGGCAAGGCAGCGTTTAAAATTTTAATGAATTGATCGTACCAATTGGCATTAGCTGGGTCGTTCCAGCTGATTACTTGACCGGATAAATTGCGGCCATTGCTGTCATACACATTTTGTGTTGAGCTAACTGTGGTAAATTTTAATAATCCGCTGGCAGGGATGTTACGCTTAGATTTATAGCTTAATAATCGAGCAAGGCGTAGTACTGATTCTCTACGCTCTGCTAATTCTAAGAAGTTTTCACGGGCATTTAGGTCAACGCGGAAGGCAATACTTTGTCCTAAGAACGCAATAAGGTCAATTAACGCAAGGTATTCACTACTTTCAACATAATCGTTAAAATCTTCAGGGTAATTTTCCCTAATATAGTTGATCATCACGCGGCGTAAGTTTTCAAAGTCGTAACTTTGGAAATCTGCGTTACGGAAACTTTGGTATATACGTTTCCAGTCTTCCGCGACTAACAATCTATTTTGTCTATCTGTTGCTGACATATCTGCTTCCCATTATCAGATATTTATCGGATTTTATTATGTGGTAGTTTAATTAAGCAATCAGGCCGTTGTCTTGATCAAACTTAAATTGCAGTGCTTCCTGGATGTTATATGGCAAATATGTTAGCATACATTCGATTTGTATGCCACTTTCATACGTGGTAACAACTACATTGTCAGCAACAACTCGAGGATCATGGTTAATAATGTCTTCAACATTTTTAATAATGATATTTTTCATCTCTTCAGTTAGTGGTTCGAACAGCACATCCCAAATTATTGTACCGAATGCTGGATTTTCAAGGCGCTCACCTTGACGTATATGGAAATGATTTATTAAATCTTGCTTAATCAGCGCCAGGTCGTAGAGACTATAGCTCTTACTATCTCCGCTAATAGAGCTAAATCCTTTATAAGTTTTAGAACCCGGTACATCTTTGTTCTTAGATGGGCTTTTTAAAACTACTTTATCAAATAAACGTTGGCTTGCTGTCATAGTAATATTTAACCTTGTTCTTCTTCGTTACCTTTGATCTTAGCAAAGGTATCAGTTAGTGTAGAATAAACAGTCCATGCATCTGGAACAGCAATATCGCTACCTGCTTCTCTGTCAGTCATATCAGGTTTAAAACTTATCGGATCAAGATTTTCATGATGCGGCCATGGTTCATGACTTGGAATACGTAGCATAATGCTATCTATTGTACTTTCTGTTTCGTCTGGATTTGCAAATGTAGGTAGTGGTTCTGGAGGAGTAGCTGATCCGGCTGATGCTGCTTCAGGGCCGTTCATATGAATAGCAGCAGCAGTTTCTGTATGATTACCTCCAGATAATATGTCTGTTGTTCCGCCAGCAGTAAATTTATTTGCACCAGCAGTATTCAAATCAAAATCTCCTGCTGTAGTAATTAAGTTATTTCCGCCTACTGTTATACCTATGTCTCCGTCTATAGAAACATTTTTATTTCCTGCAATCAATAAGTTTAAGTCACCGCCAACTTCTGTTTGATGACGATCTGCAACTTTTAAATTAAAATTGCGACCTGCTTCCATATTAATATCACGGTCAGCATAAAAATTAAAATCTTGTTTAGTATGCATACTAATACTGTCTTCTGCATAGATATCAACTTTTCCATCACTGGATAATTCTATCCAAGTAGTTCCGCGAGCATTTCCAATATAGATTAGATCCTCGCTATTGTGCATTAGTATTTGATGGCCGGTGCGAGTTCTTAATCGAAATAATTCGTTATGTGGGATTTCTGGTAGGCCGTCATCTTCGTCTTGTTCAACGGCAGCATAATCAGGAGGGCCTTCGCTGGCAGTTGTTCTACGTAAAAACTTATCGTCGCCGTCGTCCATAACAAATGTACTGCCGCCAAATCTACTAACAAAGCCAGCTGACACCTTATGTTCAGCTTTTCCAATTTTACCTTTCTTTGCGCCAGGGCGTTTATCTATCGGACCTGGGGTAGAAATTCCAAAGACCATTGATGGTATTTCTCTACGGGCACTACTTGATGTTATACCACGGATATCATCTTTTAATAATCCTTGGTCATTTAATACATCTTGTAAAGGACTGGCAGGTTTAGGGATAGCAGTTGGGTCAATAGTTGACGCTTGAGCTATTTTATTGTACTCACCAACCGGTACACGTTCTTCACTACCGTCAACGTTAAAAGAAGTAGCTGCTTGACCTGGCACCATAAAGTTCATAGCCTGATCTTGTACACACCCTATCCAATAGCCTTTACGAGGATCCCCGTCAATAAAAATTACTACAACTACTGCTCCTACATCAGGAGGTATCATCCAAAATCCGTAACTCTTTTGTGTATTATTAAAATCGTCTGGGTCTTCGCCAACATAATCAACGCTGGTCTGACCACCGAACGGACTTAGGTACTTTACTTGATGTAGTTGCCCTTGTTTAGCTTCGTCATTGCCTACTTCGTGCATAAGTTGCACCTCTAACGTGCCCATGTAGGTAGGATCGAGATGGCTAACAATTTTAGCCAAATACGGGCCGGGACTTGATTTACCTTCGCCGGGTGCTGATCTTGTTTCTTCTGCCATTTAATGCCTTATTCTGTAGATGGTGATGATGATGTATTGCCTTCAGTATCAGTTGCCAAGGTAGATCCATCATCAAATGTTTGTATACTCGATCCATCATCAAATGTTTGAACCGTTGGGTTATTGAACGGAGGTTGCGGGCTTGCTGCTAACATAGGCGGTGTAGTACTTTTGATTTCTTGGCCGCGGAGTCTTAATGTTTTAAGTTGCTGTGTAAATTTACCTTTATTAAAGTACGAAACAACGTTAGTTACTTTAAATAATCCGCTGAACTGTGGAACTGCGGCCGAACTATTAAACTCATACAATCCAGTAGTCTGTTCAATGTCAATA